CACTGAAGGATTTCACCGTCAGCAGGGAACAGGCCCGTTTAAGAGTCACATCAGCCTCCTGAAAATAAAAAAACCGCCGCAGCGGTTCATGATGGTTACAGGGTGAACAGGGTTATATGAAAAAAACCGCATATTCTTTCTTTTTTGGCTCCGGATTCAGGGACATCAGGGAGACCGCATTGAAGAGCGCCATCAGCGGGTCAATTTTTCCCCGTCCGCTGGCCTGTTTCGTGATAAGAATGGCATTACCTCTGGGCTCCACACGGGCATTACCAACGCACCAGGCCATCAGGGGCTGGCCACCATGCACCAGTACCCCTTCAGCCAGTTTTCGCTCGGTGGTTTTAATGGCACCGCCCAGCTTCCAGCCCTGGCTTATCCCCACCACACTCTCATCGGGGATCCCGGCTTCCGCCAGTGAATCCAGAATCTGCCCCACGCCTGACGGGTCAATACCGATATGGTCCAGTAACTCAGCCTCATGAATGCGACGCACATACTCCGCCACTTCCGCCGTGTCATCCCCGACCCGACGGACAATGGTCATATCCCCACAGGCAACAAAATCCTGAAAACGGGCTGCCTCACTTTTTCGTCTGGCCACCGCGGTTTCATGTGCCCAGGCATGGCCCCAGCCCAGCCATTCCCGGGTTTCCCGGTCACGCCCAATCACGTACATCCCCAGCAGATCATCCAGCCCTCCGCCGTCTATCCCCACCGTCACCACATCAGCACGCTGCAGAATATCGTCCAGACTGATGCGCCTGCCCTGCTGCTCCCAGAAATCCGCCCCCGCCCAGCGGTCAGAACGCAGGGCAAGACCAATTTCCACATTGGCGTGTTTTGACATGAAACCGCGAAAAGTCTCTTCACCGGCTTCCCGGGCTTTACGGTACTCCCGGTACAGAAAGGCCTCATCCACCGAATAACCGAGATTCGGATTGACCATGGCGAGGTTTTCCATCAGCAGGTGCTCACCGCTCTCCACCATCTCCGTCGGATGCTCAAAAATCACCGGCAGAAAGTGCGGATCATGAATTTTGCCGTCACGCACATCCCGGGCGTACTGCAGTTTCTGCCTGAACACCCCGGCAGGCGGCTCATTCGACTGGGTGGTCGTATACACCACAAACCCTTCCGGGCGGGAGGCAAGGCCGCCTATGGCTTCACGTAACATGTCCTCCGCCTTGTACTGTTTGCCAAACAGCCATAACTCATCAATCAGCGTACCCACGGACTTGATACCGGACACCGTATTCGGATCGGCTGCCACCACCTTAAGGGTGGTGTCCGTCACCCGGTGGGTGATGGTCCGGATATGCGTCTGCACCTGGCAGAGGTCATCCAGATCATCGTCGCGTCGTACCATATCCCGGGCAGGGTTGAAGGCGTTGGCTGCCACCTCCACAGTCGGGGCCAGAATCGTGTAACCCGCGGCCTGCCGCCAGTTCAGTAACAGCGCCGTCATCATGATCCCGGCGGCCAGCGTGGACTTGCTGTTTTTTTTAGGTATCAGAATGAACACTTCCTTGATATGGCGCACACCGGTCTGCGCATCGTAGGAGCCAAACAGGGCCGCCACCAGGTCAAACACCCACTGTGCACAGGACTCCCCGAATGTCGGGCTGCCCGGTGCATCCACAATCCGTAGTTGTTTAAAAATCGCCAGGGCATGTGCGGCCTGGTCCGGATAAATCGGAGCCGGAATAATCGACAGCCCCTTTTTCAGGCGTACTGCCCAGTCCGGGCAGGCCGTGCTCCATACAGGTATCATCCGTTCCCCTCGTTATCATTATTCACCACCAGGCGGGGTGGTGGTGGCACCGCAAAACGGTTAGCCGCTTTTTTCGCCGCGTCACCTTTTGCCGATTTTTTACCGGCATCCCCTTTTTTGTGGTGCGTGAACTGCGCCAGCTTATAAGCCGCATCCAGCGCCAGCCTGGGGTCGGTATTAATGTTCTCCACCAGAAGACGCCCCATCGCTTTCACCGGATCGGGAAGACCGTCCTCCATATACTCAATACCAGGAGATATCACCACGGACGGTGGCATCTCCGGATTGTTTTCGTCCGGCTGTGGTATTGCAGCCGCCTCACGACGACGGGGTTTATCCTCCTGCTCTGATTTTTTCTGCCGGTAAACAGGAACCTCATCCACCTCCACCGTCTCGCATTGTTTACGGGCTATAAACGCAAGCACCTCCGGATCTTTTGCCAGCTGCGAGCCTTTAACCCTGGCGGTCTTCGCCGAATAACCGGCGGCAATGGCTGACGCTGTTTTGTTTTTCCCGGACATGAGCGCCAGCGCAAATTTTCGTTTTTGCGTTGTCAGCACAGCCTCCTCCCGGGTCCAGAACGCACTCAGCCGGGTATGGTTCAGCCCATTTTTCCCGGCGTCTCATGCCGCAAATGTTAACTGCTGCCTGGTTAACATTTGCTGAAAAAGCCAGTTAACATTTTTTCCGCACAACAAACTGAATAATAAAGATAAAAACCGCAAAAATGCCCGGGAAGCCAGTTAACATGTTAACTGCCCTGAAACGGGAATTTTTTCTCTGCGTGAGAGGGGGCGCGGTGTCCAAAGCGATCGTTTTTTACGCCGGATGATCCCCCCCCCCGGGTCGGGTTACAGTCCGATGATGTCGTCCGCTCTGCCACTACCTCCGGACACCTCCGGCAGCGTCGGGTCCGGCATACCACCCGCCGCTTCACGAGCAGACTTTTGTCGATGGCATTCGGTACAGAGCGTCCAGAGATTCGTCTCCTCATTACCACCACCGAACTGAAGTGCAATTCGGTGATCAAGTTCACTGTCACAGAGGTCAACCACACGACCACAGATACAGCACTGCCCGGCGTCCCTGAGCCAGATATGACGCTTGAGGGAAACACGTGCACTGCCACTGACACGACGCTGTTCCCCCTTCAGAATATTCACCCGTCGGGTATTCAGTGTTTTGATTCTGCTCTGGAGTGTACGAAGCTCAGCCATGTAAAATCCCCGTCATATGACAATCAGTAAAGGAAATAAATATGTCATCGAAAAACCGGACCCGCAGAACCACAACCCGCAATATCCGTTTCCCCAATCACATGATTGAACAGATCAGCATCGCCCTTGAGCATAAAGGGTCCGGTAACTTTTCAGCGTGGGTTATTGAAGCCTGCAGGAGAAGGCTGGCAACAGATGCAACGCATCTGCGCCCGGCCAGCATGAAAAATAACGAGAAATGAACGTTCGGTTACAGGAGCAGGTACCCACTGTCCTCCAACAATATTTCATCTTCATATCCGACGGAACAAGACTTACCCTGCCGGGATGTACAGAATAACAACAGAGTGATAATTAATTTCTGATGAAATAATCAGGGTGCAGAAGGACTAAAGATAAACGTTTTCTTCACGCCTTTACACGGCCTGTCCTTCTCAAATCGCCATTTTGCCATCGCCTTTACAACCTGCTCATCAAACAAATGGTGCGGCTCTGAACGGATAAACTCAATTCGGGTGACAGTACCATCAGCACCAATATCAAACTTCACATCAACCCGTCCCTTTATATAATTTGCCGCTGCATAGGCCGGATATTGTGGTAATGCCTTAACCAACTGTCGGGGCATATCTGTTTTATGTTGCGTACAGCCCATAACCAGAGAAGACAACAAAATAATTAACGGAAGATTTCTTTTCATTTTCATTCCCGGCACAGATAAGAATAAGTCTTATTCTAACAATGCCACCCTGTCGGTCATCAATCCTCTGTTTAATGGCAACGACAATTATCCGACTTAAATCACAAATCAGACACATGACATAACAGAGCTTGCGAGGTAACACATCGTCCGGTTTCTTCCACCATCGCACCGGACCAGCGACCATGAGGGGACAACGCCGCGCTCCGTTAACGCGGTAAACCCCGGTGTGTATCGTTTTTGATTATCCCCGCACACTCTCGCAGAGGAGTCTCCCTGTCGGGCTGCGGTCTCTGTTAATGCAGGAATACGGCGACAATACCGCGCATGGATAATAAGGTCACTCAACACACTGGCTGTAATGCAGCGGATACCATGCGGCATTTAGCGGCATTCATCGTACACTCAACGGTTAGCTCTTCATTCGTGGCATTCACCTGAAAGGTCCGGGAATGTAATTGCGTACATTTACCACTGAACGAACCTTCAACAAGAACACGACCACGCTGCAAAATACGGAACGGAATTGTTCCCTGAAAAGGCTTTACGGTTACCAGTAATTTCTTCATGCATTCTCCGGATAATAAAAAGCCAGCTTAGTGCACTGAGTGCGGATATATTCCTGCGCCCCTTCCAGCTGCTTCTGCATTGTCATCAACCGCTCTCTGAGGGTGAAATAATGCGGCGGTGTCTGCCAGTCGGGGGCCGGTTGCATTATCCACGCGGGCGGTGCCGGTGGCTTCACGCACGGGACCTGGACAGGTGGCGTTGATACGCAGGCGCTTACGACCAGCGGCAACGTCAGCGCGCAGAGTTTCATTTTCAGCTCTCGCATCGGCTAATTCCCTCGAGTATCTGGCATCAAGTGCAGCAACATCACGCTGGCGCTGCTGCATATCAGTAATGGTTGCATTTGCCTGCTCCAGCTCACTGACTTTTTTATCGCGCTGCTCTTTGTAGGTTATGGCGTTATCACGGTAATGATTCAGCCCCAGACTAAGCGCACCACAGGCCACCAGCATGACAATAATCACCACACACAGAACACGGTTCATATCACCACCAACGAATTGCCCAGACCAGAACAGCAATGGCCACAATACGAATGGCAAATGCCATTGCCCGAATAAGTTCAGCACTCATCTTTTTAAAGTTCACGATTTCAGCGCAATGACCAGTTTTGCCAGCCCATATAGCATCGGAGACACAGCAATACCAACAGCCACCCACTTAATAGCAAAAGCCAGCGCTCTGCTGATGTCATCAGTCACTGTCACCCCAGCAGCCCCGACGAAGACAACATCACCCAGGCGAGGGACAGAAAAAGAGCAACCAGCATTAGTGAAAATGAAATACCGACAATCACACACAGGACCTTTGCCGGCGTTATGAGTTTGTCTGACATAGCTACCCCTTAATTGCCACAATTAACTGGGATACTACCCATAAAAAAGGGATGCTCCAGACCAGCAAAAATTTCCAGTTTGGTAATTGACTAATCATGAGTCGCAACTCCCTAATCAGTTTGCTAAAATCAATCAAGGCAGCCTCCCATAGCTTACTGCCATAAAAACAAAACCCCGCTTGCTGCCAACAAACGGGGTTTTTACTTTTATTCACTTACGTTTCGCCAGTTCGCAGGATTTCGTGTTATCCGCCCGCGTGGCCATGCCTTATTTTTCAGCAAAATATTCTGCTTATCTGTCGATACCCCAGCACGCCAGCGCACTCTCCTGGTCACGACGGGATACCTGACCGTAGCAGTTGTTTGAACGAATACGGCAGTCTCTGCCACCGTCCTTAATCCACCAGCGAATCGCCTCACACGCTCCCCTGCGATCACCTGCATTAATTCGTTTATAAAACGTCGACGGGAAACACTTACCGGGACCAATGTTGTACGGACAGAATGACGCGATCCCCGCTTTCTGGGGTTCGCTCAATGGCACTTTGATGTTTTTCTCCACCCATGCCAGCGCCTTATCACGCTCAATGGCGTTGACCTGGTCGCATTTTTCCTTCGACAGTTTCATACCGGGAAAAACGGGTTTTCCATCCACCATCGTGGCCCCCCGACAGATGGTCCAGATGCCGGAACCATCGCGGTATGCCGTAGTGTGGTTACCCTCTTTTTCATCCAGAAACTGGTCGAGAATATCAGGCGCGGGCGCACCGACGGCAATCAGTGCCAGAACGGCAGCCGACAGGCCCGATCTGACTTTTTTAGCAGCCAG